GATTGGGAAGTGGACAGTTGCTGATCCACCTCTGATGCCATTTTGAGTGCAGCATCGGACAGTTGCTTCAAACTTCTTGAGGAAAGGGACAACACCTGTGTGCTGAACTTCTCCGCCTCTGATTTTAGCGTTGATGCCACGGATTCTACCTGCGTTGATGCCGATTCCTGCCCTTTGTGCAACATAGCGACCAATAGCCATATCGCTACTAAAGATACTATCGAGGGAGTCATCAACATCAACAAGAACACAGCTTGCAAATTGTCGAAGTGGAGTTCGCACTCCTGCCATGATAGGTGTGGGAATGTTGATTTTGTGCTTTGAGATTGCGTCATAATACTTCTTGACGTAAGAGAGTCTTGTTTCTTTTGGATATTCGGCAAAGATAGTAAGAGCAATCATTGCATACATGAACTGGGGAGTTTCATATACACCACCAGCACTCCTATCCTGCACAAGATACTTATCAACTACCTGACGAAGACCTGCATAGGTGAAAAGAAAATCTCGATCATGGTCAATAAAACTATTTACTTTATCAATTTCTTCTTTGGAATATTTGTTAAAGATTTCATTATCATAGACTTCTTGATTTACACAAACGTAGATGTGATGCTCTAGATGTGGCAACTCTAACATCTTTCCATAAAGTTGCTTACGAACTGCAAAAAGAAGGAGGCGAGCAGCAACATACTGATAGTTAGGGTGATCCAAATCAATTAGATCACTAGCACTACGAATCAAAATTTCTTGAATTTCTCCCGTAGTGATTCCATCATAAAATTGAATGCCCGATGTCATCTCAACTTGACTCGCAGAGACGCCTGCAAGACCCTTACACGCCTCTTCAACCATTAAGTGCATCTTATCTAGGTCGAGAGACTCAATTCGCCCATCACGCTTTTTAACTTTGGTGCCGTTGGTCATATTTTCTTCCAGGTAGTAAATTTAAGTTTTGCTTCTAAACCAGAGTAAGTATTTAATTCTATCACAGACTGCACATTCAGTCCAGCAATAACCATATCATTAATGTCCTTCTCCTTTATTGAGGAAGGCCAGATTACAACTTTCTCTCCATTTGAAATGCATTTTTCGATTCTGTTGTGGATTTCTCCATTACGTGGTTCGTTATCATAAATCCAAACGCGATTGCTAATACCCCACTTACCAACATCACCATCAGCTCCACAAAGAGCAATTGAGTTGCGAATGAAAGTTGAATCAAAGGGTCCTTCTGTGATGTAGACAGTTTCATTTTTTTGTACTTCATCGAGACCATAGATTTTTGGTGCATCATCATTAATCATCACAGTGATATATTTAACCTTGCTTGGACCAAGGGATCTTCCTTGAAATCCAATAAGTGTATTTTGATAGAACAGGGGAATAATAATCCTTGGTTCATCATATTTTGTACTATCAAATGTTTTCTTTAAAGAGTTGGACCACTCCTTAAATTTTTCAGTGTAATAGAATTTATTTGGATTTATTTTTCTTTTTACCAAATAATCATTAGCATCAGGATTTTCCGATGCTTTTGGCAAATCAAGTTTTGGTTTAAATATTGGAGTTTCGAAATTAAAAACGGGTTCTTCTACAACAAAGTTTTTACCAGTTTTTCCCTCTTTAAATTTTTCAAAAGTGTATTGTTTGTGAATTACTAAATCTATCTCTTTAAGAAAATTATTGAAAGAGATATTAACACCACAATTATGGCATTTATAATTTGTATTATTTTTTACCTGATACAAATATCCCCTTGCTTTACTTTTGTTTCTCTGAGAATCTCCACAGATAGGACAGCGAAAGTTGTAGAGATTATTCTTTATCTTCTTGAACTTCTGAAAGCGAGAAGATATCAAATTGATGTACTTAACATCAACAAAATCCATAATCAAATTTTAATCTGTCTATGTATTCTACCAGACTATCACGCTTTGTCAAGGCAGAGAGAAGTCATTATTCCTGTCCATTTAATAACGGAATTTGTTATTTTTTGTAGAGAATAAACGGACGGTTTCTTTTTTGTCTTCATGGCAACAAGTGCCAAATTCAATATTATTTATTTCTTGTTTGCTCTACCTTTGGTGCAAAATTATCGGCAATAAAATTTGTAGCAATTGGTATAATAATAACACATAATGAAATTATTCCTGCTGCCATCCACCTAAACTTTGATAATGACTCTACCTTTTCTTCAACCTTATCTATTCTTTCAGTTAACTCTTTACTAATAGCCTCATGCTGTTGCTTCGAGGATTCTTTAATATCTTCAATCATTCTAACAATTAGGTTATCTGTTCTATTACACTGCTCAATCTTTTCATTATGAACAGCAAGCATTTGACTGATATTTTGACTTGTCTCACCAATCTTTTGAATTGCTGTATCAATTCGTTCCATCATCTGCTCATATACAGATAATCTTTCTTCCAATATTGCTATTTTTGTGTCAGTAGATGATGGTTGGAACATTTTATTTTTTCTGCCAACGTTTACGAGAACCTGGAGGAAGTTTAATCTGGGGACCTTTTCTTTTTTTCAATCCCATAACAGGGTCAAATCCAGCAACAGGTCCTTTTGGATCTGCAGAACCAGTAAATCCACCAGCACCCGCTGCCATCATTTCTTCTCTAACTATTGAAATAATCCAATCAAGTTTCTTGGGATCCATTGTAGATTTTATAAAGTTCTGAAAGACAATTGACATCCACTTTAATATCATGAATTGTTGATTTTGGATATTCTGGAAGTCTGCCCAAAAATATAATAAAACTTTTCATAGCAGACCAAAGATCTTTTTCAATTTTAAAAAACAACATAGGAGTTGTTGCTTCTCCAAAAATATTATAAAGAACAATGAAATGATTAAGAAGAAGGTGAGTTTTGAGCTCACCTGTATTCTTATATCGTTTCAAAAGTCTTTTGATATATTTAAAATGATTTAAATCTTTATCAAAATCTTCTCTTGTTACTGCTTGAGGGTTTTCATAATGTTTAATTGCAAACAAAAGAAAATTATCAGAATTCAACTCATTAAATATCATTTAGCATCAAGCGTATGTTAGAGTTGCAGCATTAGAGGTTGCAGTTGCTCCACCATCAGCAGTGATAACTGAACGATAGTAGAATCCATTAGGTCTGGTAGCAGTAACTGTTGTTGATGCAATACCAACTGTTGCAGTGGTAACATTACTATAAATTCCACCGTTGCTGAGGTTAGTATATGCAACGCCAGTACTAGAGTACTGCCACTGATAAGATAGTGATGCAGTTGGATCTACAGTAGCAACGACTGCGAAGGTGGTATTAGAAGTAGTTGCAATTCCAACTACATTACTTGGTTGTGAAGTAATTGTAATTAGACGATCAGGTAATATTGCATCATCTGCAGCATCACCTTCAGCATCAAAAGTAGGTCCAATATTTGAACTAATTCCAGAGAAGGCAACAAGAGTTTCAGTCTTAACTCTCATTTCTCCTTCAGAACCCATATAGGTTTTAATGCCAACCCATCCAGCATGAGTAACTGCATATTTAGTTGAAGCAACAGCTCCTGCCTCATAGATATCAACGCCATAAATTGATGCAATTGTTGCACCAGCACCGGCGCCACCATTACCATAATTAGAATCTTCTAATGTATAAATTGGTCTTTGTGACAGAGTATAAGCAACACCAGAAATAACTTCGCCACTTAGATATTGAGTTGTTGCAATAGAAATTACTGTGGCAGAGGTAATTCCAGAAATAACTGCAGATCCAAAAGTTGCACCAGCACCAATTGTGATTACAGTTCCAGTGCCGATACCTGCAGCAGTGAAAGAAGTTGCTGACCCAGTAATAGTTTTCGCAGCATAATCAACGCTCACCGTTCCTGGTGAGAATAGAGCGTCTGCAGTTCCCCAGAGTGCCATTCTTGTTACCTTACTAAAATTTTATTCTAAGAATATTTATAAAAAACAGAGACCCTGAAGACAGGATCTCTGAATTTGATTAAGTGTTATCAGGGAGTAATATCTGTTGCACCTTTCTTCTTAAGTGCTGCTTGAGCTTGAAGAAGAATAAGTGAAAGAATACCGTTTGATTTTACCTTTGGATTAGCACCAAGTGCTTCCGAAACTGCGAAAAGTACAGTTGCAATAAGTGCTTGATTTGCTAATGCCCATGCGATTAGAGCAGACATAATAACCTCCGTAAGGATTATAATCTTATTTAGATTAGTCAGCCTCTAAAGGCAGTCTTCCTTGTCTTTGAAGATTAAGTTTTTGTCTTTGAAGTTGCTGTTGCTTTTGTTGCACCATTTTCAAATTTGAATATTTCTGCTTTTCAATTGCAGTATCAAGTGGTTTTTCTTTTGGTTGTGGTTGAGTCTTTGGTTGCAGTTCCATTGCCTGCTCTGCAATTTTCTTTGCCATCTTTGTAGCAACACCAAACATTACATCTTCACCACGACCAGGATATCTCTTTTCAAAGTCTGCTTCTTTAGATTTCAGTGACTTTAGAATTCTTTCCTTCTCTTTAGTTTCAGCAGAACTTAAAGTTTTTTCGGAAAGTTGAGTTTCCTCACTTCTAATATCAGCAAGCAAACTATCTAATTTTGATTTTCCCCTTTTCTTTGCTGCTGCTTTTGGTGCTGCTGCCTTTTTAGTTTTTGCCTTTGGTTTTGTGGGAGTTGTTGCACTACCTTCCCAAGGATCAGCAGGCTTTTCTGCTTTCTTTTTAGTAGGTGGTGTATAAGAACCACTACTTACTCTTTCTTTTTGACCGGCACCTGCACCACGATATGTTGATGCCTTTCTTGCTCCGGTAGGTGTTGGAGTTTTATCGCCACCTTCAACCTTACGAGCAACACCTAATGCACCTTTAGCAACCTTTCTTGCACCAGTTGCTACTGCTTGTTTCGCTGCTGTTTTGGCACCACGAACTTTGCTGGATAGTTTTTGTCTTGCAAGTCTTCCAACTGCTTTTAAGAGATTTCCACTCTTCTTTTTTTCTGCTGTTGGAGTATCGTGCCCGAAAGTTACCGTTGCTTCGGTTAGTGCATATTCAAGTGCTTCTTCAATGTCATCTTCATCATATCCTTCATCCAAAAGTTCATCATAAACACTTTCAACAATATAATCCACTTCATCAATCTCTACCATCTCAAGAAGAGTTCCACCCAATTCCTCAACTGTTTCTCCAAGATCAAGTTTTGGATTGATATTAACTTTATTGTTAATTTGCTTTTCTACAATTTTTGGATTTTCACTTTTACCTTTAATTTTAACTTCACCAATTACCTCAAAAAGATCTTCTCTCCAGTTAGAGAAACCCTCTTTCACTACCTTTTTCTTTTTCTTAAACTTACCAGAAACTTCACCTTCCTCATATCCCTTTCCATCACCATCATCATCCCACCATCTCTTAACTTCTTTTGCTTCTTTTTGAGTTGCAATTGATTGTGAGATTGCTTTTCTACGGTTTAGGAGATATTCATCTTTCTTAGTATTCTTCTTACCATCATTATCAACATCAGCATCCTCTTTTCCTACGGGGTCAAGTGCTTCAGTTTTAATACCTTTCTTTGCTCTGATTGCTGCTGCCTTTGCAAGTGTTCTTTGTCTTGCTGCTTCACGCTCATCTTGGGGAATAGCAGTTACAGCACCAAGTTTTTCTGCAGGTTTTCCTGGAACTACAGACTCTGAAACCTGCTCCAAATAAACTTTGGAAATATCGTTAAGAGGATTCATTGACATCTTAATAAGTACTTACTTTCTTTTCCTTATACTTATTTATGAAATTCAAGAACGCTCTACCACCTTTTTGGAGGTTTTCTTTTCCTAGAGTGGATCCTGGAGTTTGTTGTACTGCATATTTTAAATATCCAGTAGTTCCTAGTAATGTATTTGGTTTTCCTGGCAATCTGTATTTCCTATCCATCTTAACTTCAGTATATTCCATCACATCTTTAATCCAAGATTTAAACATTCTTCCCTCAGAGGTTAAACAAATTAAATGATTTGTTCCTCTACGCATAATTTTTCCAACCAATCCAGTATTTAAATTTTCTACAATATCCCCAATCTTAAAAACTCTTCCTTTGATATAATTTTCACGAAGAGTCTTTTGGTCGTACTTTGGGGCAATCTCCCAGAGACTATAACTTTCCTTTTTTACTTTGGATTTCTTTGTACCCATTCCTTGACGAACAGCATCAAAGAGTGCTTGAGTTTCTCCATCATCTAAAGACTTTGGGGTTCCTTTTCTAAAGGATTTGAAGTCATTATCTAATACTGCCTTTCTCATCTTAGATGCAGACATTCCCTCAATACCTTCTGCATCAGCATCACGAACTCCAGCAGATACTACGCGAATCAAATCAAACTGATAGAGATCATCATTATACTTTTGTGCAAGATTCTCAAACTCAGATTGTCTATCAGATCCAACTACAATATTGACACTTGAATATCCATCTTTATCCGCATTCACGAGAACATCAAAGATAGACCTCATATCAGGGTCATTGATAATTGTTTCTTCAAATTCAGGGAACATCTTTCTCATATAAGAAACTTTGGTATTTGGATCCAAAGGATTCTTTTTGGGATCTTGAGTTCTTGATGGATAAATTTTAATTGCACCACCAGCAGAAATTCTCTTTGCAGACTTTAAGAGTTTTTCGTGTCCTACTGTTGGTGGGTTAAATCTACCAAATACTATTGTTAGAGTGTCACCATCTTCTGCTGCCTTATCTTCTGGAGCAGCTGCTGCCCCTCTTGGTGCTTGAGGTGCAGGTGCTTGTGCTGCTGCTTGGGGTTGAGGGGCAGCAGCAGATGCTTGCTGTCTTCCTGCAGAGGGTTCTTCTGGTCCCTTTGCTTGACGACCATCAATGTACTTAAGTTTTCCTTTATCAGTTCTCGCAACAAGTTTGCCAGAGCGATCTAACCAACCGCCGTGACCATCTCCAGTATATCCAAGTTTCTTCGCTTGCATTGATGCTTGCGACTGTGTTGCCTCTGATAAAAATCTAGAAAAACTCTTCATATTGTTTCTTTATATACCTTTATTTATTTGTTTAGTATATTTTTAAAAATGGACCATTTGCTGAACCAAACTCTTTCTTTGCTCCATAATACAAAACTCTGCACCAATTTTTCATTTCACCTTTTTTGGAAATTTTTACCCAGGTGTTTGCCCACTCCATCGCTATGAGTTTTGAAGAGAACCTTCCTGCAGAACTTCTATCACTTGTATTCGTTTCATATATAATTGCATTTTCTAAAATTTCCCCAAAAGTATCTCCAATTTTTTTACCATCTTGATATACGGCAACTTCTCCAAAATCCACCATAGGATTACTTTTGAGTTTATTATACAAATCTATCCAATATTTTTTATCCGTATCATTCCATTTTCCTACAGCAGGAATATGTGGATGTTTGGTTGCAGATGATGGTCTTGTCATTCCAAGATCTGAAAAAAACTTATCCATCGCAACACTTGAAACCTTCCCAAGTTTTGCTCCAGCATCTTTTCCTTTTGGAGTTAAATCAGTTTGAACTACATTTCTTGCTTGAGAGTATTGAAAGTTTCTAGATTGTCCGTGTATTTGACCGCCAGATTCCGTTTTTAAATCAAATCCAAGTTCTCCAGTATCAAACAAATAATTTTGCTTTTTCCCAAGAGTAAGAGTGCATTTTAAAGAACCAGGAATAAGATCAATATCAACTCTACCTGTTTTATCGCCACCCATATTTGCCAATTCAACACTGGCAACTTTTTTGTTCTTTGATATTGCCTTCAGAGAAACGCCGATTAGTATCTTATCCTCTAACGCTTCTTTCATATAAGTATTCAAAAGAGAAAGGTTTGCTTGTTTGCTAATCCCATCAATATTTGTAAGTTCCTTTATTGTTCCCTCAATTGTCTTCTTCATATTTTTTTTAACCATAACAATATCCATAGGATTCCATCTATCTTTGACAGAAACTCCACAATCTTTTTTAGCTATACCTTCAATATAAGGCATTATCCCAGAATCTCTAGAATATTCATATCCCTTATTAGATCCTAGAAATTTTTTTAAAGCGGATGCTTGTTTTCTATAAGTCTCTTTCCACTCCGCATTATAACCATCATAAACTTTCAACATGACTGCATCAGAGGGTTCTTTGCCAGTTTCAATTACAGATTCAAAAAAAACTCTTGAACCATTTTCCTGTTTAGCAGTTTCTGTAGCACTAGTAGCCATCAGTTATTAATACTTTTTAAGTATTTAGAATGGAGAATAGGAGACTCGAACTCCTGACTTCCTGCTTGCAAAGCAGGCACACTACCAACTGTGCTAATTCCCCGATTTAGATATTATAAAACCCCTCAACTAAAAAGTCAAGGGGTCAAATCAACCTTTAGACTTATTTATCAGTCGTGCTCACCCATCGCTTTTTGCTTACGGAGTTTCTTGGGGTTCTTGGTGACTGAACCCGCTCCATATGTATTCTCTCCATCAAAAGCACGCTCAGCCCTTCTTTCTGCCCTCTCATCAGCATCCATCTTACCTCTACCACCCCAAGGTCTAGAAGATTTCTTACCACCAGACTTACCCTGACTTAGGGTGTCCTGTCTTCTAGTGTGCTTTTCTGCTGCCTTTAGTTTTTTGGTTTTCTCTCCCCTTTGCGAATACTCACTTGCAGGTTTACGCATTCTGCCAATAGTCAGTTTGCTCATTGCGGTTCTTGCTTTGGGAGTTTGCCCATATGAACCTTCTGCTTCCAAAATTTCTTCAATATCTTCAGCATTTAGTTCATTCGCCATCAACCACTCTGCTTCTTCCAGAGTTTCTGCGTATCCTTCTGCTTGGAGGAACTCAAGAACAATATCAAAGATATCTACTTCCTCATTTGCTGCTCTTCTTTTTCTCACTCCAGCAGCAAGTTTTCTTGCTCTTGCTTCTTTATCAGCAGCGGCAACAGTATCTCTTACATTTTGAGGAGTACGATATTTATTTTCTCTATCAGCAGCAGCACCAGTTGCAGCAATTCTTGCATTAACAACTTTGCCTGCAAGACCAGAAGAGATTTCATCAATCTGTTGTGGAACATAAACTTCAGAATATGCTTCCATCAAACCGCGCAGTTCTTTAGGATCCATTTTTTACAAATACTTTTTTAGTTATTTATAAAAAAAAAAACCTCCTGAAGGAGGTTTAAATCAAAGAGTGTGTTTTTCAATCTCTTTATCAAGTTGCACAATCACAGAACGAATATCAGCAACACGAGGAGGAACACTCACTTCATCATAAGTATATCCCTTCTGTGCATCAAATAGAACTTGACGGACTGCTGCAGCAGTACGAACATCAATTGTAATAGTTACTCCAGTTTCTTTAGTCATTCAGCAAACCTCTCAATAAATTCTTTCCAATTTTTTTCTAAACAATCCTTAGGCGAATGGATGTATTCGCTGGTATCTTTATCAATTAATGCATAGTCAATCTCATTTTGAATGAGAAGACGGAGATTGTTAATTTGGGATTCAGTCACAGGTCTCCCTCCACACGATTTTCAGAACGATAAACATCAAAAGAACCTTCAGGATAACGAGCACTCAACTTCTCATAATTCATTTCCATAACTTCACGGAAATTGGTGTCAAGTGCCATGCAAGCTTGAGCAAGATACCAACAGATATCACCAAGTTCACGCTTCATATGAAAGACATTCTCTTCATTGTAAGGTTTGCCTTGGAGAATGATTTTCTTTACAACTTCAGTGAACTCACCTGCTTCAGCAGTCATACCAAGAGCAGCAGTTAGAAGACGGGGAACATCAGCGTCATGAGTTGCTTCAAGTTCAGTCATTCGTGCAAGAAGTTGTGCAAAGTCACTGCTGGCAGGACTTGTGGTTTGACGTACAAACTCAATGTACTTATCACTATCAATAACTTTAGTCATATTAGAATTTAAATCCTTCAAATGATTTTTTAGGTTTGTTCTCTTCGTGATAATCATACTCCTCTTCCTTTCCGTTGTCAAGGATATCATTTTGAGCAGACTGTTCACAATCGTAAAGTCTCATCTTTGCTCTATCAATGCCAACAACAAAACGCTTATGAATTGTTGGATCATTATAACGATTCTTAAGTTGTTTTACAAGAATCTGTCCCAACTCCTCCAACTCTTCAGTGCTAATAAGGGCAAACATAAGATCAGCAGTAGCAGGGAGACCAAAGGACTCACTAGTATCAGTAAGTTCAACATCAGAACTGCCATAACCACTGCGGGTAGTCTGGGTAGCAGAGACAATGGGAACATTGAATTCCACTGCCAAACCGCGAAGTTCTTCTGCAATTGCTTTAACCAATGTATAAGAATTGACATTGCTACCTCCCCTGAACCTAGAGGAAGAGCAAATATTAAGGTAATCAATGAAAATAATATCAGGTCTAAATGACTTCTTAAGTGCAAGTTCGCTAAGAAGTGATTTGAAATGTCCCGCATGAGCAGACGCTGTTGGGTATTCCTTAATTATAAGAGAACCTTGAGTCTTCTTTGCAAGACTATTAACCTTACTTTCAAACATTGATTTTGGAAGATCTCCAATATCTTGAATAGGAACATTCAGGAGGTTTGCGTCAATTCTTTCAGCAATTCGTTCCTCCGCCATCTCAAGAGTGATATAGAGGACATTCCTACCCTGAAGCAAGACGGAACTAGCCACATGACACATGAACAACGATTTCCCAACACCCGTTCCAGCAAGAGCAATATTGAGAGTCTTATTAGGTAAACCACCTTTCGTGATTTTGTTGAAATATTCCAAGTCAAATTCAATTTTCTCTTCCTTTCTGTGATAGGACTCATAGCGTTGCTCATAGTCTAGCAGATAGTCATGACCAATATGAGTATCAAAAGATACTGATAGGGCATCTGATAGAATACTAGGAATACTGTCACGATTCTTTTTCTCATCCTCACCATCAGCAATATGAATTGACTCCATAAGTGCTAGGTAAATGGCACGATCTCGACACCACTTTTCAGTAGTATCAACTAACCAACCAAACTCTACAGGAACATCATCAAGGCATTCAATTAGATGAATAAGTTGCTTAAAAGAATCTTCATTGACATCTTTGCGTTTTTCTACTTCAATACATAGAACTTCTTTTGTTGTTGGTTGATTATATTCTTGAACAAAACTTAAAATTTCTTGGAATACAATTTTTTGATTTGCATCCTCAAAATATTCTGCTTTAATAAAAGGAATAACCTTACGCACGTATTCTTCATTATGAAGAAGATTTCGCAAAATTAAAAATTCAACTTTATCCATCATTTATTTTATGCTGTGGGTTGTCCGTAGAATGTGGGATATCAAATACAAATGTGATTCTTACTTCATCTGCAATATTGACTGTTCCGTGAGGTAATTTATTGTTAAACCAGAAAAGTGTTCCTGGTTCAACTATGATAGTTTCATTACCAACAAAATATTGATATCTACCAGATATTGATAAATGATAACGATCTCGTGTTAAGTAATAAGTTCCTTCGTCAATATGAGCACCAACTATTTCATCAACTGGGAGAGAAAGAAATCCACATCGATGTATTTCTTTGCCATTAAATTCTTTTTTTAGAATTTTCCTAATCTCACTATGATGCTGATATGCTGGAGTTTTGATACAAATATCTGTATCACCAACAAAGTCCTCTTTGTTTTTTACACCACCAATAATCATCTGAAGAGAACTTATCGGCAAGTCATCAAATCCGCGATCAACTAGTGACTGAACATCTTCAATATGTTTTTGGTGGTCCCAGTCTTGAGGATATTTTTTAAGTTGCTCAATTACTTTAGAAACATTGATGTTAGTTTTGATGACTTTGATACATTCACCCATAACTAAACTCTTGTTTAGAAATTTCATCAAGTTTTTGCATTACTTCTTCAGTAAAATACTCTTCTGGATTTGCAAGGATTTGTTTGGCATAGATTTTTTTACCATCAATCTCATATCGTCCTGCTACATTCTTCCAGAGTCCACCAATCTCACCAAGTTCTAGAAGACCATAATATCGATCAAGACCCCGTTCATCATAGTAAAGACGAACATCTACTTGTTGATTCTCCTTACTCAAACGCGATTTAGCAGTCTTAGCTTTGATAATATTGCCGACCACTTCTGTTCCATCCTTTTCTTTCTTTTTGCTGAGATAAATGATCGTAGACGCTGCGTACTTGAGTCCGCTGCCACCGCCCATTTCCTTAGTTGGTACATAAGATCCGATAACATCATAGGTGTGATTAGTAACTATCATTGGAATGTTTGCTTGACCAAGTTTCAAGGTAAGCATACGGAATGCACCTTTAATCAGTTGTGATTTGGTCATATCACGAACTTCTTTATCATTCAGAGCATCATTAATTTCTTTACTTGTAGAAAGCATACCCAAAGAGTCTAGCACAAACATACAGGGATTGCGCTCCCCTTCGGGTTTTTTCATATACAAATCTACCGCTTTGAGTGCCTTTCCGCGAAACTCTTCAACAGTAACAACATTAACAACCACCAAACGAGAAGTATCAATTCCACGAGATTCTAGAAGGGATTTAGTGATAGCAGCCTCAGTATCAAAGTAGAGACAGTAACCATTGGGATTATTATCGAGAAAATTCTTAACAACGGCGAGGCTGAAGAAAGTTTTTCCAGTAGAAGACTCTCCAGCAATAGCAGTAATTTTATTCCCAGATACACCACCAAATATGCTACCTGAAACCAGTGCATTAAAAATGTATGAACCCGTATCAACATAACTCTCAGTCTCGTCAATGTCGGAAGCAAGTTGCGTATACTCGCCACCAATTTCTTTTACAATATCTTTAAGAAAATCCATCATTTTTTCTCCTCATTTTTATTGATCAAGTAATTCATTTTATAATTCCACAATTTTTGATAAAGTGCAACATCTCCACCTAATCTCATAGCACTAATAATTGTATTCAATTCTTTTTCGTTAATTGGCAAATTCATCAAGAGAAAAATGAGTCAAGGTTTACAGTTTTTTCTACATTCCACCCAATTGCATCAAGAATAATCTTGAGTGGTTCTAGAAATGCTTTCTCAAATTGTAAGTCATAATCAATGTATTTGTCAAGATTAAGTTCTTTAGGAAATTCCTGAATAAAAGAAATAATATTTTCGTGAATACTATTTGGTTTTTTTAGATAGACAAACTTAATCTTTTCACCATTTTGAATAAGAGAATACTTATTTGTAAGATTTGCTTCTTTTACATAATGATTGAAGAGAAGTGCTCCACGAACATGAATTGGAGTTCCTTTTGCATAAATTGTTGCTGATGATTTGTATTTTTGAACATCAGAAGCTGAACGAGGAAATGAAATTTGTTCTGGAGGAAGTTTCTTAAATTCCTTACGAGCATTCTCAATAAAGTCAATGACTTCATCTTCAGTTCCACTCATCATTAGTTTAAGAGCATCCTTAATCATCTTACGACAAGGAGCAGGAGTAGAAGATTTAACTGCCTCAATGCCCATCATCTTAAGTTTGGGTTCTTCATAGCGAACACCCTCACTATCCCAAACATTCAGAATATACCGCTTCTTTGCAGTCCAGATTCCACGGTCAGCAATGTTCTCTCGCTTCATCTGCATCTTTTGGTCATATGCATTTACATAGTTCGCCAATTCTTGGTAAGAACCTTCAATATATTTTTCAAGTTCCATACCAGCGACCTTATCAAGGAACGAAACAACGCTTTCAGTAGTTTTTTCTCTTCCCTTGTATATAGTTTCAACCAAAGGACCCATATTAAGATAAATGGAGTCAGTATCAGAAGCAATGACATAATCTACATCCTGCGTTTTGAGAAGTTTATTGAGATAGGCATTCATCTTACCTTCAATCCAACGGATTGAAACTTGCCCAGAAAGAGTGATTGCCTCAGCGTTCTCTAGTTTATAATAGCGAAAATACTGATTACCAATAGCACCATAAGCAGAGTTAAGAGAAATCTTCTTTGCCATCTGAATGTTATTGCATCGAGCAATTTCTTTAACCAATTCCTTATTTTTGGTTTTCTCATACTGCTTCTTTGCTTCAATCATTTTCTTTTTGAAGATGACACGATCATCATACATCTTTTCCATCAGTTCTGGAAGAAACCCACGCACATCCTTACGGAACATTGCACCATTAGCACAAACTGCTTTATCCTTATACAATTCAAAACTAAGAGATTGGTTTAGAATCTTATCTACAGATACTGTGGGATGACGTTCATCAAGAAGAGTTTCGGGCGAAATATTGTATTGCATAATCAAGTGTGGATACAGACTATTAAGGTCAAAGTTCACAACCCAATCATACTTACCAGGTTTTGGTTCTTTTACATAAGCACCAGCATACTTCTCATTCTTCTGAGATTTGTTCTTTGGTGGAATAACAATATTTCTCTTTTTGAGATAATTGTAAATAATATTATCCCACATACGAACCTGATAGAACACATCAGCATAGTTCACCTTAGCATCATATGCCATCGTAAGGGCAAGTTCAATCAATTTCATCTTGTCTTCTAAACGGTCAACAAGTTCTACGTCAACGATGTTATATTCAATAAACTTTTGCCAACCTTTAGTATAGAAGTCTTTGAAGGTATCAAACTCAGAGTGGTCAAGTTTCTTCTGACCGAGTTCAACTTCAGCAATATAATCAAGACGATAAGATTCTTGTGCTTTATAAGTAAACTTCTTGTAAAGATCCAAGTAATCTAGTTGAGTTACTCCACCAACATCAAAAGAAGTATGCTTGCGACCATTAATATAAATCTCACCTTCGGTAACAAGACCCCAAGGAGAAAGACGCTTCATCAACTTTTCACCAAGAACTCGATTAAGTCGTTTAGCAATATATGGAATGTCATATAGTTGAATATTCCAACCAGTAATAACTTCTGGAGTATTTTGCATCCAATAGTGGATAAATGAGTTCAGGAGAGCATACTCAGATTCACACAAGTTATAAGTAACGTCATTGCGAGTATTATTGAATGGTTTAACTCCCCAAGTAATAATTTTCTTTGTAGTATAATCCTGAATCGTAATTGCAAGAATTTCCTCACAGCAAGATTCAACATCAGGGAATCCTTGCTCCGAAGCAACCTCAATATCCAGAGTTACAAGTTTAATTTTAGTAATATCAAACTTAATTTCATCCTCTGGATATTTTTCTGAAATGTATTGGTAGATATAACGGTCATTTCCGTAAATCTCAAATCCATCTACACCTTCATATTTGCTATAAAACTCACGACAATCCCTAACAGTTCCAGGTTGAACTGGTTCTACGGGTTCGCCACTTAATGTTCTATACTTGGATTCTTTTTTAGTTTTTACAAAGAGAGTTGGAAAGAACTCATCCCTCGTTTCAAAGTGTTGCCCATTATCATAACCACGAACCAAAAATTGATTTCCAATCAATTGAACATTAGTATAAAATCTCATTCCTTAATAAGGTCCTCGTATTTTTCAAGAAGTGTGGGTGTTGGATCTGCAAGAGTCAAAATCTTATCAGAACTCATCATAAATGTTTTTTCTTTTGTATACCCACAAAGAAAGGGTTCAAGAGTTTGATCATTTTTCGCTACAAACGGATTGATCAATTTGCAATCAGGTTCGCCAATATCCGCACCAACTTCTTCAATCTGACTGATTAGAATTTGGTTGTTCATCAGTACTATTACTTTGATCGTTTTGTTTTCCATAGTTAATAACATCCTCTAAATACATTTCTTTAAGTTTAACTGTTGGTTCAACCATCGTAACCAACCAATCGGCAGGAATGGGAATTTGTTCATCAGCAGAAAGTGGCATCCAGGGATACAAAGATACTTGGAATCCCGCTTTTTTATTGCTACCTTCGCTTTCTTCTGTAAGAAGATTTGAATTTCCCATACGAACAAGACAAGGTTTGGTGAGATAATATCCAACAACCCTGCGTTGCTCTTCCTCACCAACAACCATTTCCGAAATATCCGCAATCAGGTCTTCTCCCGATTTTAAAAGCATCAATTTAATAGTCATAAAACACTTCTACCTCTATACATTCTAGCAATAAAAAGGAGGGGCGTCAACTGGATTTTGCCAGTTGCCCCTCGCGGCGACGATATTCAGTTTTATTTATCTTTTTCTTTTGAACTTACAAACTTTCTCTCCAGGAAGCATTTTATATGTTGTAGTTCCTGCCCAACCACACTTTGCTTTTGGTGGTTTTGCATCTGATCCAAAATCACCCTTCATCTCCTGAAGTATTTGCATGAATTCCCGAAACGATTTCATAAACCTTCTTCTTCTGATGTTCTGGAATAACTCTATTTAGTTTAATAGTAAGTAATCCGTCAACAAAAGAAACATCCTTAACTTCCACGTCATCAGATAAAGTCCAAGTGCGAGTAAATGCTCTCTTAGCAAGTCCTTGATGTAAATATTCCTCGCCAACATCATCGAATTTCTTTGCTTCCACAAAGAGTTTATTCCATTCTGTAGTAACTTCAATTTCTTCTCGCTTAAATCCAGCAAGAGCAATTTCCAACCTAAAAGTAATACTATCTTCCTTTACTAAGTTATATGGCGGATAGTTTGTATGCGTCTCGAACGCACTATCAAACCTCCTAAACCACTCATCCATTCCAATACTGTTTTTTTGAATATCTAGCAAATACTTTGCAGTATCTGGTACAGAAAGTGTAACTGAATTTGTTCCAAACATAATAGACCTCCGTGAGCGTCTTGATAGTAATGGACCCTTTCGGCATCCATTACTAATTATAAGAGATTATAAAAAAAGCGGGATGTTGTTTCCCGCTCCTTTTTATTCGGTTTCCTGGGTCTTACCCTTTTTACCAATATTATATTTTTGCTCAAGAATCCAATCACCTTTGTCCTTATAAGCAAGAACTTTAATTTGATTAAGAGGAGCAATATCGGCAACTGAATCTGGATTCACTACCGTAATAAGACCCCAATCAGCAAGTAAGCGAGCAATACGATTACGACGCTGAACATCATTGACTGTAAGATTCGCATGTTTACCGTCCAGAGCAAACAACTCCTTAAAGTGAACAATATAATAACGCCCCTGCTTATGCAGAATATGGCAAGACTGATAGAGTTTCTTCTCTTTACGCGATGCAACTCCGATACGGGTTAAAGTCTCACGGACTTTCAGAAAGTCGTCGGGTTCATTAAGAATCACCTCTACCATTTGATCCTGAGACCAATGGACTACAGGTTCTACTGTTTGTTGGGCAGTAGTCATTTTTTTCCTCCAATTTCAAGTCTTTGTTTAATGAAAGCAATTTGTTCTTTTGATAAGATTTTCAGAGCTTGAGATGCCTTTTCATTACTATATGAATAATAACTTTTGACACATTCTAAGTCTGTGACTTTATCCTTGCGGAGCCAGGGAGAAAATCTCTTCCGTTTCCTAAGACTATTTAGATAAAAAGAATATTGCATATCTTTATCAAGTTGATGATGAATATTCATTTCATTTGTAAAGAGGATACAATCAATATGCCCAGATAGGCAACGATTAATAATATATGGAGCATAATCTTTTTTTACATTTGGATCTGCTTCCATCAAATTTTCTTTCGTAAAATTAATTGAATTTAACCAGTCTTTCAATTCCATAACAAATCTTTATTATAATTAAATAGCAAAAGTTCCTTTCTTTCCTTTTGCTCTCGCATATATTCACCAACAGAACGCATTGTATAAGTTAGATCAAACTCACCAGTCTTCCACTTTTCACCTACAAAACGGTCTTTTACAAGTTGATCGGAGTTATAACTTATCAGTTGATGCATATAACAAGAAGCGCAATCAGCAGCAAACTTATCGTGATCAAATCCTTTGTGCATTGATCCCTTACGCCCATAGAGATTATCCTTAATATCATAAGGAGGATCAAGATACATAAAAGCACCCATGTTT